ACCTCACAGGGCAGTAAGCAACAACATTAGAGTATAAAGCATCCTGTACACTCATTGAATAGACTACATCTGACCATGATTGAACTCCATTAGGCTTAGTGATTAGGTCATTTATCCAGTGATCAGTGACTAAGTTACCCTCTTTATCAAATAATGTTGGCACATTAGAGCTCATCATAGTGGCTCTCTTGTTAATAACTGACCTTAACTCTGGTATATCAATGAATAACCTCCATGCATCCCCAGTATCAAGCCATACAGCCTCTTTTTTACCCCATATCTGCACTGCAGGGGGGAATATTTGACGCGTTAAGTTTCTATAACGGTCTGTATTAGCGTAATTATCAACGAACGCACTAAGAAAATTGAATGCCATTCAATATTGTTTTGGCAAATGTAATCATTATTTTAATACAAAAAAGGGGGTTTAAATTATGCCAGCTGTCTAAACATGGATTGAGCGAAGATTGATAAACCAGCAAGGCAATCCGGTGCATCATCATTCTTATTCTTACCTTCCTTACTGAAATGGAGTACATTCTGGATAAACAACTCACATTCAGGAGTGCCATTGTTAACAAATGTAATCCTTTGCTGTATCCATACTGACTGCATGATGATGCGTGTTATCTTATTCACTGAGTTATGCACCGGCAATATCCTGCTTTTGGTTATCTTTTGCAATCCCCTTGCAAACATAGCTCCCATACTGTTGGACTCCACCCTGCAATAGGTTACGTTCCACTTGGCACACTTCTCTGCTATCAATGGCATGGTGATGTCAGTGTTTGACTTGTTGAATACATAATCAACCAGATAGAACTCATTGCCTGCCACTGCCAGTATTGCGAATGCAGTGAAGTCTGCCCCGGCATCTGCCACATCACAGTAAGCAATGCACCCTTGGACCTTATCTTTGATGCTGTTGAACTCAGTTAGTGGAATAGTTTTGAGGTCATTGAACAACCTACCTTGAATATCAACAGGTGATTGCATGTACTCTGCCTCCCAAATGGATGGCTCAGTTCGTTTTTTCTTATCCAGGTACTCATCTGTGGTCATCACTGACTCACAAAAAGAGCGGCCATCTATCAATGCAGGGATAACAATGGACTTATCATACATCCCGTCATTCATTTGCCTGCCTATCACATCATTCAAACTCCATCGAGTTCCAATGTCAATCCTCTTGCATCCACTCTCAAAGCGGCTGTCATGTGTTGCCTCCTTCCATTGGATGATGCGTTCATTCTGAGTATCTGACAAGGCCTGTTCTAATCCTGTGTAAAGGTCATCTGTGACCGCAATGTTATCTGCTCCAAATCCAATGATAGTACCTCCCACCCCTGCACCAAAGTAACTCACTTGCTTAGCTGAGTTAGTATTCCATCCTTGAAGGTTTGCCTTATCCTCACTCAGTTGAACGTTAGGGAATACCTGTTTGAACTTATCACTCTTCACTATGTTCCTGACATCATAAGAGAACTTGAGGTAAAGTGTTGCCGTGCATGCGTTTCTCATCACTGACCTTGCCGGGTTTCTGCCAATGGTCCATGCACAAAACAATGAACTGACATAGGACTTCCCTGCCCTTGGTGGCATGGATACACTTAAAGACTTAATCTTATTATCCTCTATCTCTTGGAATGCCTCTGCGACACTGTGTAGAAATAACCTACTTTCAAAGAATGGTTGGTCATAGTAGAGACAAAACTCCCAAAACTCCCTACGACAAAGTTCGAGGCGTAGTATCTGTAGTATGGCGTTTTGCTTATCATTCACCTTTGAGGAGTTGTCTGATATCATCGGAGCTTAATCCAGTGAGATCCACATTGGTTTGGGTTTGTTCTATCTGTTGTGTTGGAGCTCCATAGGCACTATCTAAGACAGCCTTATAAGCATTGGTATCCTTTTGTTCAATAGCCTTATCAATCTGAGCTTGATGCATCTTTAACTCTTGGTCATTAACATCAAGTAACTCTCTCAAAATAGTACTTCTGTTGCGTGCTCCTTTGGGCTTTCCTCCAGGGTTGCCACTTTGACCTGGTTGCCATGCTGGTTTTAGGTTGTCTTCCCTTCTTGCCATAATCGGTGAAATTTCGGTGTATTTGCTCTGTAAAGATAATAAACAAATCAAAACATGTTTGCCATGAGGTAATAAAGCCCTATCAATGCCAATGCAACTATCACTCTCATAAGACTTTCAGTTGCTTTTTTAGGATCATATATCCACTTTTGAATAGTATCACAGCTCTTCCATGGCATGAAGTAAAGAACAAACTTATCTGCAAAGTAAAGTATTGCAAAGATTGGTAGTATCATAAGCCCTAATACTACCTTGATTTTATGCCTCATTGTGTATATTTTTTACTTGATTGTATAATCTAAACTCTTGTTTCATTCCATTATCCCAAACTACATTGATAACAGTGTCAGTGTGGTCCACAATGGTGCCCAGTGGCTCATCATTGATGTAGGCTGTTTTGGTCTCAAAGTTGAATGAGTAAACATTCTTAGTCTCTTTTGAGTTCATAGTAATTGTTTATTTCGTTCTTTAGTACTCTTATTCTTTTAGCATAGTTCAATGCATCAATAGGATTACAAATATAATCAAATCCAATATCTGTTATCACATCCACCAATTTGAGGGCTGTATCCTGGTCCTTGGCTATCTTAATTATCTCAGATGTATGAATCATTTATTATCTTATTTCTAACTAAAAAGTTATGTTTCATTGAGTTACTCATTGACCTTTTGAACATTCTATATTCGTACACTTTCCCATCCTTTGTCTCATGTGTTACCTTGAATAGGTTGATGTTGTCACAGAACCAACGTATCTCATATCTATTGAGCTCTTGACATCTCAGATACCTATCTTTGAAGAGTATAGAATACAGCCGCCCAAATGTTTCATTACTTACAGTAACAGCAAATGGTTTCTGTTTTCTATGCAGGTCAATGATTAACACTTGGCTAAGGTAAGGAAAGTTATCAACATGACAAAGGGGAGTTGTGTGCTCCCCCTCATCTGTTACCATGTGACAACGCTCTCAGGTACGAGTGACATGGGGTTTACCAGAGCAGTAGTCAGGACAAGGACTCGAACCTGTAACGGAAACTATCGCAACCGCTTTTCCAATTAAGCTACCTGACTATGAACCCCCTTGCTGTGTGTTCATAAATTCCTAGGTTTCTGATTTGAACAAGGGGGGTGGTTTTGCCGAACCTCAGTTATTAATCTTATCAAGTATGGATTGAGGGGTGTAATACTGCCCTTCAATGTCAATCATTATCTGTACTAAGTAATTCATTTCTTTATCAAATATTTAAACGCACTATCATAGAATGGAGTCCTCACTTCTTTACTATTCATGAACCTGTATAATACAGCAGGATTAACTCCCATATCCTCTGCCATGTGAATTATCTTATACCTGTTTGACAGTTGGTCTTTGAGTTCCTTTCTGAGCCACTCAGTGAATGACTCATCAAGGTTTAAGTAGACTGTCTTAGAACGGTAAGTCATCTGGCTCATCTGCTGGTTGTACACTTGTAGATGCCGGATCAACAAACTCCTTATCATGTGTAACTTTCCACACGTCCAAAGTGTTGTAATAACGTCCATTGAACTCACGTCCTCTTAGGTTGAATGATACCTCAACAACTTGAGACTTCCTTAATGGAGCAACAGCATCCATCTTATCATTGACTGCCTGGAATAAGATATCCTGTGGATACTTTGGATCCAGTGTTGTGATTACAAACTCTCTCACTGAGAATCTATCTGAGATGACTTTCACCTCATTGATGAGCTTAACAGCTCCTTTGATTGTTAAATCTGACATTGTTTATATTTTGTTTGTGTTTGTTAATAACTTTATTTAAATTCTATTGGCTCAATGGTTCTATCAATTATATAATCTGCAACCATGCAAGCATAATCAACAGCAACCTCATGATCTGATAATCTGGCCTGTGATTGAGAATCATAAGAGAATCTGATGTCTCTAAGTCTCTCACTGTTTGTGAGTAGTGCAGCCACTAATTGTGTGACTATTTGTGTTTTATCCATTGTATTATATTTTAGTTTGTTCAATAAATGTTCTATCTGTCACTGCCTTGGCATATAGGTGAGCCATTGCAGCCACTGTTGCATGATTTTCCAAGTACTCCTCTTCCAATCTTTGAGCTCCATTTGATAGCAGGCCGTTCAATGCCATCAATACGGCCTGCTGGTAAAATTCCTTTTTTTCCATGATTATTTATTATTTAGTTCATTAATATACTTACTATAGTACTCATTACAGTAAATGAGTTTCTCTCTTATTAAGTCCTCAATCTCCTCATCACGTTCATATCTTAGGACAGTTACCCTGTGATGCATTGGAATGTGATCTACTCGATGGATAGATAGGTTATCCCACTCAGTGAGTAACTCATCTGGAGTTGTGTACATGGTGTAAGCCAACTCAAATGCTGGCCTATCATAAAGCCACATATAAGCTCTTCCCTGCCACTCATAATCAGAGTTATCTCCCTCTGACTGTGTTGCCGGGAAGGTATCCAATGACCATGATGATTTGATGTCAATGATGAGGTCATCTGTTATGATGTCACAACAGCCGCTCATGTACTCATTTTCAACTCTGATTGTGTTCTTAGTGTAGTTTGTGAATCTCACATTATTGAGCAGGTTAATTCCTTCCTGCTCCCACTCAGTGCCTTTAATCATTGGCTTAGTCTTTATCTCTGTAGTATATCCGTAAAAGTCCTGTTTAGCAATCTTACGAATCTCAGACTTTGCAGTCTCAGACAATGGCTCAGACTTACTCCTTGAGTTGGTCATGAGCTTACCTAATTGTGATGGTCTCCATTTCATAGTTGTGCCTCCTGTTCTTTAGTTAGGTTGAACTTAGACTTGAGCTGCTCAACAGTGTACTCACCGGCTGCAATCTTAGTCAATGCACCTGCAAATCTATCTGCAGATAATGTTTCTTTAACAGGTTGTTTAACTGCCTGCTCTGCCATGTGTGCATCATCATCAACTGACTGTAAGCTCATACTACTTTGCAGGGTGTATCTACGAAAATAAGTTATGGCCGATCCCATCTGCTGGGGTGTTAAGTTAGTTGGTAACTCCATGCATGACTCTATCATGGTGCCTGAGTCAATGTCAATGATTTGAGTGCAGACATTATTGCCCTGGATAGGTTGTAATAATAGCAGACCATTCTCTAATAAGATTGGCTCAACAGCATCTATCAACGCATTGATGTCAGCATAGGCCTTCTTAAAGTGTGGATTTGTTGCATTCTTAGTTACCTTCCCAATGGCCAACTTTGCCCTGTGTAACTTTTGATGTAGAGTTAGGACTCCCCCTAACTCATTCAGCTCTTTGATTTTCTCAGTGGCTGTTTTGATTTCTTTTGTCATAAAGTGGTTATTATTATTTTCTACAAAGATAAGTGATTTTTGCATATATACAAATTAAAGTTATTAACATACGATTGTTAATTCCTCTCCAGTGAGTGCAAAGTACAGGTTTTGAAGTTGGTGAACATGCTCAATATTCTTATACCAGTCGCCATACTCATTCATGTAGAAATGACAATACACATTATCTATTGTATCAATATCAAATATATCCTTTTGATATAGCTCTTCATAATTATTGTATTTAAAACCTAATTTCAACAACCAATTTGTGTTTAATGGTATTGGCTCAAAGCTGGATAACAATCTCCATGCATTAGAGGAGTGAATGTAATCTGTTTCAATACCCTCAACAAGCCATGATATATTGTGCCCTATTCCTTTGACATAATTACCAACTCTCAATTCATTTGCCTTCATATCTAATCTGTTTCATTATTAATACCCTTGACCGGGTGTTTATATTTCTTTTTTTTGTGCTTTAAATTCACAATGATGCGGGGAAATTTTAGCTTGATTCTCATAGTAGTTCAATTTCGTGTTTGACTTCCTTCCAATAATCATTATTAATATAATCATCCATGGTTGCTTCAATTATCTGATCCACTGCAATCAATGCTATTTGCTTAGCAGTATCATAATAAACAATTTCATTTGGTGGGATGCATCCATTACGATCAAATGGATTCTTAAACTTTTTAAAAAGTTCTAATGCTGTATCTTTTGGATTCATATACTCTGAATAAATTTATCATACCATACCACAAACTCATCAAATGTTCTTACAATAATATACACACCGCCTGCCCTTTCAATGGATGCTTGATATTCTTTTTGTACATCTGATTGACGGTCTTTTCCGTATTTTATCTCAATTTTCACTGAACGCCCTCTAATTGTGCAAGATATATCTGCAGTTCCTTTGGTTGACTGTCCGGGTGTCCATTTGCCCGGCAACTGTTTTGTGTGTGCCATGATGCCAGAACCAACCTGTATCTTTGCTCCTTCCCTGTACTGACCCTGTGAAGAGATACGTTCAGCTTGACCGCCATTGAACTGTATCCATGCAATGACACATTTTGTCAAGGCATTGGCAGAGTTATCATTCCATTCTGTTTTAGGGATATAAGCCTCTGGCATGTTTGGGTATTTCAGTTTCAAGCTCTCCATCATGAGTGCATTGAGTTTGTCTTTGTTAAATCGTTTCATATTAAAAAGGTGTTTCATTTATAGGTGTTACATTATCCCAAACATCTGCAGGTTTGGTTGGCTTAGTATCTGACTCAATCATAAACCATCGAGATCCATTGGTATTACCTTCACTGTATTTTTTACCATAGAACTCACAGTATCTTTTAATCCATTGAGTAAATCTCTTTTGTTTGAGCCACTGTTTATAGTCTTTATTATCATCAATAAACCTATCAAATACATAATTCTTACTCAATTGATATCCTTCATTGATGCAATCAGTTTCTTTAATCCATTCAAGAAAATCTAATGAAGTATCATTTATTAGTTTTCTATTTTCTAAATTATTGTGATTAAATTCTACAAGTCCATTCTCAAGATAATATTGTAAACAGTTTATCATGAAATGGTCAAATCGAGCCCATTCCTCTGTATCCCAATCATCAAATAACATGTGATCAAAGTAATCTAATGGTGAGTTATTAGCATTAAAATAAGAGCTCATTTCTACCTCAAATTTTCTACGTTCAAATGATCCACCAACTCCCTGAATAGTGTAATTAGTTGTGATTATAATCTTAGGTGATTTTTGTACCGGTAACTTAATGGCATCTTGACCTTTGTACTCCAATGTAATACCCTCTGTTATCAATGAGAATAGATTTTCAAAGTTAAAGTTCTTTTTAACGTCATCAAATACCAACAATTGAGTGTCAACTGGAACTGATTGATAAGGGAATGACTTACTAAATTCAAATGTTTTACCATCTATTGATGATACTTTTTTAATATGACTCAATGCATTCCAAAATAATGACTTTCCAGAACCTCCATTTGGATTATCTGAGATAGTCTCATCATTGAAAATTATAGCTTTATTATTTGCAGATGTCTTAAATGAGTGCATTAAATAACCAATTACTGACTTTAATGAATTGTATCTATTAGTATTTTGTCCAGAACATAACCAAATGAAAGTCCTATATTCAGACTCATGATGATCAGCATTAATAAACTCTCTATCAATAACCTGTTTTTTCCATACAAATCCATTTAATTCATCATAATCAAATACTTCATATCTATTGTTGTAAACTTTAATTGCGTTATTTTTATAATAAATCCATGAAAAATCTTTACCATCATCTTCAACAGTGAATTGAGCAGTGTCAAGCATTGATAAATAAGCAGGTGTAAATGTCCTTGTTGATGCAGCCAGTAAATCATAAACATCAAAATTAAGATTATCCATTTGCTGTTTTAGAACGTAATCTTTAATGTTGTATTCAGATACCTCATCAACAAAATTATCATCTTTTTTTATGAATGTAAATGTCTTTGAGTTAGCTATTGGATAATGCTTATAAAAAGTATTGTGTTCTAAATAAAATTTTAACCTGTGAGGGGAAATTTTCAGTTTGCCTTTATCATCAAATGACCAAAATACTTTTAAATCAATTCCAGCCTTGGCAGTGTCAATCTCTTTTTTTATATCATCCTTTTCTCTATCTGGGAACTTTTCAAATATTTCAGTGTCAGACTTGCCAATTTTGACCATGCCAATAATAGCATCCTTTGACTCTTTATCTTCAAATTTCTGCGTTCCAAAGTTTGATTTGTTTTTATAGGCACTTGCAATTATTTTTTTAATCTCATCTTCATCAAAATCTTTCTCTTGATTAGGCAGTAAATAATTTTCACATGTCAATTGAGACACTCCAAAATCATTGAATGCAGCTGCTAATTTAAAAAATGAGTTATTTCTTTGTGATGCGTTATAATGTTTTTTAAACCATATCATCAACCTATTAGCAATCTCATCTTGATCCTGTAATGGAATGTTTGTTGCTGTGCCAAGTTTTGAAAAGTCCAATTTCTTTTCATCCTCCACAAAATCTGTAAACTCATTTGAGTCATAGTTTATATAAATCTCTGGATCATAAGACTCAAAACATAATCTTGAAATATCTTGACCACTTGTATCAATTACATTATCTCCAAACTCATCATTTACCCACAAAAAATGTTTGTAAATAGCTTTGTATCTCTTATTGTAATCATCATTATCAATAACAACAGGTATTTTTACCAATGCTTTTAAACCATTACCACTTGGACTTATCCAAATAGAAAAAATATAGGTGTCTTTTGATAGTTTTTCTTTAAGCAATAGTAACTCATCATAAGTTTTTATCTTATCGAAGTCAATAATTGCTAATCCTGAGCCTTGTTTTAATCCATTCTTTGCTCTCCTGGTGAAAGTTCCACAAAAAGTAACTGCAGGTAAATCACCTTTTAATTTTTTTCTTTTTTCCTCATCCAGTTCAGCTCTAAGTAATTGAATTTTGTCTTTAACTTGACCAAATTTTATGCGTTCTAAATAAAATAAAACATCTTTTGATCTACCAACTGGAATAACTGACTGCTTATCTTTGAAATAATCTACTTTCATATTTCTTTTTCAGTTATGGTTATAACAAAATGCTCAATTTGATATTCATTTAGAAAATTCCATGCACTTTCTAATAAACTCTGTTCATTTTTAGGTGGAATTTCATACCAATAAACTGATAAACAACCTTTGTGATCATGTAATTTGAATATCTTTTTATCTAATTGGTAATTAGAATAATACTCAATCATTTTTTTAAGGAGTTGCAACCTTTCATCATTGTAATCCGTTCCCGAACCACACGTTCTTACTGTTATCATAAGCTTTTTTTAAATTAAAAACCTCTTAAATCCTTTGGGGCTTCACATCCAAATTCATTAAGAGGTCTTAATAACTTCCTTAGTTCTATAACGTGAAGCCGAACTGTCCACAAATATAAAAATAATTTCAATACAAAACATCAATCAATACATTTTTTTAAATGTGTACTCAAAACGTACTTAAATGTGTACTGTATAATTTATTTAAAATCAATTAGTTAGAATCAATAGTACACTTAGTACACTTTTTTTGGCGTTTTTTATGGGGTGTGGTATTTTAAAAATAAATTTCAAAACAATAAATAAAAATTATAAATTGAAAAATACATACTATATAGAGAGATTAAATGTGTACTGTACTGAAAAAAAAATCCCCTGAGCTCGTTTGCAAAGGGGATCTTTTCGTAAGTATAATAATAATAATCAAATATGACTCTCCAAATTTAGTTCTTTATAAAGATTATTTCTCAATCTAAACTTAATTTTTTTCAACACTGGGATTGAGTAACATCCCATGATGTCATCAACCAGGTTGTAATTATGATCTAAATTTTCAAATAATAATCTCTCCTGTTCAGTGTGCTGAATGTAGATGCTGTCATTGATTGACATAAAATCTTTGTGAATCTTGATGCCATACATGATAGTTGCATGGTCTTTTTTGAATATCTTACCTATCTCCTGTAATGTTAATCCATTGTTGCGAAGTAAGTTTGATAAGTAAAATCTTTTGTAAACCAAATGCCGGTATCTATCCTTTGAGTTCAATTTATTGTCTTCAATATACTGTATTATCTCTTCCATATTTTTCCTGTTATAATCATAATTAAACCAACTGCAACCAGTAGCAGTGCCATCTTTGCCTCCTCAGCCATTTGTCACCTCCTCTACTTTGTAACCATTTTGCAGATACCATTCAAGAGTACTCCATTCCTCTTGATCATATCCAGGATCATAAAGATATCCTTCATTGTTTAACTTGCAATGCCACCAATAACCGCCTTCCTCTTCCATGGTATCTGGGAACCAAACTCTGTAATGTTTGTGGCCATTTTTAATTGGTAAGTGAAAATTGTTTTTAAAATATTCTCTTGCATCTTTGATGGACCATGTTGGATCATCATCTGTTGCAAATTCAACTCCTTTCAAAAATCCGTTGATTGTTTGAACTTCCTCCATTTTAAGAAACTTCCAAAACTGATTGACAAACTGTCTACCCTTTTCAGTGTGGATATCAAATAATGATGGATGCAATATCTCTAATTCAGAGAATACTTGTTGTAATACTGTTTTCATATTAACTAAATTTAATTGTGTAATAAATAGCTTTCCATGCTAAGACTAAACGTGTTGGATTTGTTATTTGCATTCTATTCTGATTTAAAGGTTAATTATTTCTTGTTTTACTTGTTGCCAGTACTCTGTAAGATAAATATCAAATTGAGTAAATCCATCATTGTTCAATATTTCATCAACTGCAATTAATGCACATTGTTTGGCTTCATTAATATTTGAATTACCTGTTGAATGTGGTAGAAAATTATCAATCAATTCTTTTGCTTTTTCTTTTGGTGTCATATTCTATTCTCATTTTTTTGTTCTACAATTTCAATTAAATTAGCTAGACAGGCTGTTTGTGCTTCTTCATAGCTTTTAAATGATGAGCCTGTGTAGGTATCATTAAATCCATCTAAAACTTCAAGAATTTCATAATCGTAAAGATTTTCGGAAAGGTCTTGAATATCTACCCTGTGATGTATTTTATACTTCTCTCTAAACCATCTAAATGCTTGTTGCCAAGTTGGTGCTAAAATATAATCTTCCTCTCCTTCCAAAAAATCTATTGTTGCTAATTGAATATCAATTTTCTTATATTCTTCTTGTTCTGTGTACCAATATCCAAAACAAGGCTCATCAAATCCAAGTTGCTTCATCTTTAAAGCTAACTCATAAGGTACAAATTCTTTTTCCATTCTATTCTGATTTAAAGGTTTCGTTGTAGTATTGTTCTGGTTGATAACATTGAGAACCATAATCATTGCTCCCTTGATTATAAGCATCCATTATCTGCTCTTCAAACATTTTATTGGCTTGTTC